GGGTCTGGTGGCAGATGGAGAGCCCAGGGCCGAGATTTACGCAGCGGCTACCAAGAAAGATCAGGCCATGATCTTGTTCCGTGACGCCGTGGCCATGGTCGAACAATCCCCGCAGCTGTCAAAGCGTCTCAGGAAGTCCGGCACCGGCCAGAACGTCTGGAACCTGGCATATCTCGCCAATGGCAGCTTTTTCAGGCCGATCAGCTCAGACGACGGTCAATCAGGCCCCAGGCCCCACATGGCCCTACTGGATGAGGTCCACGAACACCGGAGCAATACCATCGTTGAGATGATGAGGGCTGGCACCAAGTCACGGCGCCAGGCGCTCATAGCCATGATCACCAACAGCGGACACAACCGGCAATCGGTATGCTGGGATTACCATGACTACGCCTGCAAGGTGGCCGCCGGCCAGATCGACGATGATTCGTTCTTTTCCTACGTCTGCGCCCTTGACCTGAATGATGATCCGTTCAACGACGAGTCGTGCTGGATAAAGGCCAACCCGTCTCTTGACGCCGTAACTCCGATACCAGGCTACAACTACCTGAGGAAACAGGTCAGGCAGGCCAAAGGGATGCCGGCAAAAGAAAGCATTGTCCGTCGTCTCAACTTCTGCCAGTGGGTAGAAGCTGAATCGCCATGGATAAGCCGTGATGTGTGGGTAGGGTGCGAGTCAGGCCCGTATGACGATGAACTGCTGCTAGGCCGCCGATGCTGGGGTGGTCTCGACCTTTCCAGTACTCAAGACCTTACTGCGCTGGTCCTGTTGTTCGAGCCTACCGAAGATGATCCGGTATGGCGACTGGTCCCCAGGTTCTGGCTGCCTGGTGACGGGCTGGATGATAAAGCCGACAAGGACCGTGTTCCGTATCTGGCATGGAGGGACGCAGGCTATCTGCATACGCTCAAGGGCCGGGCTGTTGACCGGATTTCAATACTTGCCGAGCTGTCAGGCATGATGGAACGGTACGACCTGCAGTCGGTGGCCTATGACCGGTGGAGGATTGAGGACCTTGTCATGATGGCCAACCGGGAGGGGATAGAGCTGCCTCAGATGGTCCCGTTCGGGCAGGGCTTCAAAGACATGGCCCCGGCGCTCGACAGATTCGAGTCCATGCTATTGAACCGTGAAGTCATGCACGATGGAAACCCGGTCATGACCTGGTGCGCTGCCAACGCGGTCACTGCAGAGGACCCGGCTAAGAACCGGAAGATAGCCAAAGACCGAGCTACCGGTAGAGTGGACGGCATTGTGGCCGCCGTTATGGCTTGCGGAATATTGTCAAACGAAGGTGGCGGCCCCAGCGTATATGACCAACGGGCCGCCGAGGGGACAAGCATGTTCTCTTCGGTGTGATTTCCACAAGCCCTGTGGATAACCTGTGGGAAAACCTGTTGACAAACTTAAAAATAGTGGTACGCTTCAATCATTCTACGAACCGTCGTGACGACAGGATCGCAATGACCCAGAAGGCCGCTGCAATATCGCAAGAGGTCCTTGCCTGTATAGGCGTGGGCCTCTTTGCCTTTGGAATCTGGCAAGTGTACCAGCCGGCCTGCTGGATGTTTGTCGGTGCTGTTGCATCGGCCCCCTTTCTGTTCTCCCTGCGGAGGCCATAGCTATGTTCCTCCGGTCTCTCTTCGTCCCCCAAAACAATACCGCCACCGGCAGCCTTGACGACATCATCCGCATGACACTTGCCGGGCACCAAACATCATCTGGCGTCAGTGTGTCACCAGAAACGGCCATGCGTACCGCTGCCGTCTATGCTTGCATCAAGATACTGTCAGAGGACGTGGGCAAGTTGCCCCTTCCGCTGTACCGACGCATCATAAAGAACGGCCGTGATGGGCGCGAACGGGCCACTGATCACCCTCTGTACGGACTGCTCAACCGCAAGCCCAACAGCCTGCATACTCCAATCGTGTACCGTGAATGCGTTACCGCAGCCACCGCACTGCGCGGCAACGGTATCAGCATCATCAGCCGTGTCGGTAACAAGATAGCCGGGCTGGTCCCGGTACACCCCGACAAGGTCACCATCAAGATGCAGGGTGGCGAACGGGTCTACCTGGTTAAGATGGACGGCGGCATTGAGCGTCAATACCAGCAACCTGACGTGCTGCATGTCATGGGGCTTACCCTCAACGGCTATGAGGGCGTGAGCCCTATCCGGTATGCAAAAGAGAGCATCGGGCTTGCCCAGGCCACCGAACGACACGGGGCAAATACCTTCCAGAACGGCGCTCGTATGGGTGGCATTCTTTCGTACCCTGGCAGGTTCAAGGACCCGGCCACCTCGCAAAAGGTAGCAGACGAGTTCGACGCCCGCACCAACGGCGAGAATGCCCACAAGACCATCGTGCTTGAAGAGGGCATGAAGTGGGAAAAGGTCACTATGACCGCCGATGATGCTCAGTATCTGGAAACCCGTCAGTTCCAGATTCCAGAGATTTGCCGCTTCTTCCGCATGCCTCCCCACAAGATCGGTGACCTTACCCGTGCCACCTTCAGCAATATCGAACATCAGTCAATCGAATACGTGGTTGATACGCTGGGACCCTGGCTTACCCGCTGGGAACAGTCCCTCAATATGTCACTGCTGACCGAACGAGAGCAGCAGGAATACTACTTCGAGTTCCTGGTTGACGGGCTGTTGCGTGGCGATATCAAGAGCAGGTACGAGGCATACGCCAGGGGCATCCTGGCCGGTTTCCTCACCCGAAATGAAGTCAGGTCCCGTGAAAACCTCGAATGGCTGGACGGTCTTGACGAACCGCTGACCCCTACGAACATGGCCGCAGGCAGTGACCCGGCAGCCGGAGGTACTAATTAATGAAAACCTGGTTTCGTATAGAGAACAAGGCCGAAAAAGAGGCCACCGTCTACATCCATGATGAGATCGGGTACTACGGTGTAAAGGCTTCAGAGTTCGTCAAGGCGCTGAACGAGATCACCGCAAAGACGATCAACCTGCATATCAACAGCCCCGGCGGCAACGTGTTCGACGGCGTCACGATCTACAACGCCCTGCGGGACCACAAGGCCACCATCAAGGTTAAGATCGACGGGCTGGCCGCATCGATCGCTTCGGTTATCGCCATGGCCGGGGATACGGTGGACATTGCAAAAAACGCCATGATGATGATCCACCGGGCCTGGACTATCGCAGCCGGTAACGCCAACGAGATGCGAAAAACTGCCGAGGTGCTGGAAAAGATCGACAAGGGGACCGTCATTGGAACCTATGCCGACAAGACCGGCCTTGATGAAAATAAGCTGACCGAACTGGTTGACGCTGAGACTTGGTTGACGGCTGACGAAGCCAAGTCGCTGGGTTTTGCGGACACCATCGGCGGCGAAACAGATGCCAAGGCATGCTGGGACCTGACCGGGTACAATAACGTACCCCAGGCTGTGCTGGAACGCTTTTCTGCGAAGCATGAAAAGCATCAGGCCACCGAGAGAGAGCTTGAACACCTCCTGCGGGATGCAGGGGTTTCAATAGTAGCGTCGAAAGCGGCAATTTCAGCGATCAAAAGAACTGAACTGCGGGATGCAGGATCTGTGCTGGAAGGTGATCTTGTTGCGACAGTGAATCAATTCTGTTTGGAAATGTCAACGGTAGCTCTGGTGACCAAAATCACATCATAAAACACATGCCACGTCGAGATGACGTAGCGAAAGGGGCAAAAAATGGACTTCAAAGAAGCATTTGACAAGATCAACGATGCATTTACCCAATTCAAGGCCGCCAACGATGAGCGGTTGAAGCAGATCGAGACCAAAGGTTTTGCGTCGTCTGATATCGAAGCCAAAGTCAACAAGATCAACGACGACATCTCTGCACTTGAGCAGACCATTGCCAAGCTGCAGACTAGCGGCCTGGTAGGCGGCCAATCCGAAGCGGATAAGGCCAAAGCCGAGTACAAGACCGCTTTCAATGCCCACATCCGTCATGGCGATGTGCAAGCCGCCCTGTCCACTGGCAGCGACCCAGACGGCGGTTACACCGTGCCGGTCGAGTTGGACCGCACCATTCTGGACCTGCTGCGCAATGACAACCCCCTGCGCCGTCTGGCCCAGGTGATCACCATCGGCACCCCCAACTATCAGAAGCTGGTCAATAAGCACGGGCTGGCCACCGGTTGGGTGGGTGAAACCGATGCCCGTCCCGAAACCGGCACCAATGCCCTGGCTCAGTTGACCCCCTTCATGGGCGAACTGTACGCCAACCCGGCGGCTACCCAGACCATGCTTGACGACTCGCTGTTTGATGTTGAAGCCTGGCTGGCAGCCGAAGTGGAAGCCGAGTTTGCATCAGCCGAGAACGTGGCGTTCACTACCGGCAACGGCACCAACAAGCCGAAAGGTATCTTGGGCTACACCACCGCCGCAACTGCCGACGCTACCCGCGCATTCGGCACGGTTCAGAACGTCATTTCCGGAGCCGCTGCCGACTTCATCACCCCCAGCGCCACAGCTTCCCCTGCCGACTGCCTGGTTGACATCATCTATTCGCTGAAAGCCGGCTACCGTCAGAACGCCGTCTGGATGATGAACAGCCTGACCACCGCCAAGGTCCGTAAGTTCAAGGACGCCGTGGACGGTCAGTACATCTGGCAGCCGGGCGCGGCCGCTGGCCAGCCTGCAACCCTGCTGGGCTACCCGGTTGTAAACAACGAGTCCATGCCGGACGTAGGCGCCAATGCGCTGGCAGCCGCCTTTGCCGATTTCCGCAGGGCATACACCATCGTTGACCGGATCGGCACCACCGTTCTCCGTGACCCGTACTCCAACAAGCCTTATGTCCACTTCTACACCCGCAAGCGGGTCGGTGGCATGGTGGCCGATAGCAACGCTATCAAGCTGCTCAAGATCGCCGCCGCCTAAGTGACGGATGATCGAAGGTAAATTGAGAGGGGAGGGCCAAGCGCCCTCCCCTATACCACAGGAGAAACGAACATGCGCGACCTGCATAACAATATCGACGTTCGCCGGGCCATCAGCCCGGTGGTTGCCACTGACGACACTGCCATTGTGTCGCAGATTATCGACTGCGCCGGGTTTGACGGCGTTGAGTTCGCCATCATCACCGGCACCCTGGCCGATGCTGACGCCACCTTTGCCGTCCTGGTGGAGCATGACGACGCCTCGAACCTGGCCACCGCTGCCGCCGTAGCGGATAGCCAGCTGCTTGGCACTGAAGCCGGCGCGTCCTTTACCTTTGCAGCCGACAACGTCACCAAGAAGATCGGCTACATCGGCACTAAGCGGTACGTCAGGCTGACGATCACCCCCACGGGCAACACCGGGAACGCTCCGGTTGCCGCCGTTGCCATCATGGGCTTCCCGAAACTGGCTCCGGTCTAAGAAGGGGGCAAATCATGCACAAGGTGAATAAGGCGTTTGACTTCTATCACGACGGTATCAACCCGACTCACTACCCGGTAGGCGAACAGATCTTGCCTGAAGATGCCGCAAAGGTGGCCGTTGACATGGAATGGGCAGAGCCTGCCACTGGCAAGTTAGTGCCTGAAGCTGGTTTCATTGCCAAGCATCGCGGGGCCGGCAAATGGGACGTGCTGGACCAGGCCGGCGAGGTGGTAGCGGAGGGTCTTGACAAAGAAGGGGCCAAAGCCAAAGCCGCAGAGCTGAATGAGGCCAACGAGGAATAGCCAATGGCACTCAAGGTCATTACAGGGCCAGCAGCCCAACCGATATCTGTAGCTGATGTGGAGGCCCAGGTACGTGCCTCATTGTCAGCGGAGACCACCTTGGTTGAACTCTACATCAAGGCCGTGACCGCCAAGGCAGAAGGATATCTGAAACGCTCCATCATCACTCAGACGCTGCAGCTATCGCTTGAGCGGTTCCCGTCTAGCGGTATCAAGCTGCCGGCCGGTCCGGTCCAGAGCATCAGCAGTATCACCTACCTTGACGGCGATGGTGTGCAGCAGACCATCAGTTCGTCACTGTACCAGCTTGGTATTGACGATACGGTGTGCCCGGCATGGGGCGAGTCGTGGCCCGGCGTCAGGGTTCAGCCTGATTCGGTCAAGATCACCTACGTAGCTGGGTATGGCCTGGCTGTTGCCGTGCCTGCCGAGATCAAGGCTTGGATGCTGCTCAACGTGGCCAGCCTGTACGAAAACCGGGAAACGGTTGTTTCAGGCAACGTGTCCGAGCTGAATACGCTGGCAGACGGGCTGATATCACCGTTGGTGAACTGGTGAAAGCCGGTAAGCTCAGACATAGAATCACCCTGCAGGCGCAATCTGCAACTCAAGACGCGTTTGGAGGCCAGGCGAACACTTGGACGGACGTTGCAACCG